CAACCAGCAATATTGAATACATCTATTATGCATGTTGGTAGAGCAACAAGTCTAGATAGACTTCTAGCCGGAATTAGGTTTACACCTGAGTTAACGTATGAAGAACTTTCTAGGTTTGGTGTCAAACTGTAAGGATCAATCTTGACTTATACACCAGATTACCCTAGTTGGTACTACTCTTATTTGGATATACCAAACTTGGAACAAATTCAAAAAGAACTGATATATGTTTCTGAGAATTGTGTAGTCAGTCACAATGGAGAATTGTTTTACCAATACTATAGGCAAAATTTTATACAGTATACTCCAACATTGAATGAATATTTGAAACAACTTGGTCTATATGATAAGTTACATAAATCTTTGTTTCCTATGCCAAATAAAGAACATACGATACATGTGGATGCATACGACAAACATATAAAATACTCACTCAATATACCATTGCTAGACTACTCAGGAACTTACACTGCATGGTATGATGTTCCAGTTATATTCGCAGAACAAAAGAAAAGACCTGGCCAACTAAGTAATGATTTACTTAGAGTTCCTGCGGTTGCAACAGACCAAAATGCGGAACCAACACACTTAGCAGAGATTACTGGACCGATGTTAATCAACACAACTATTCCACACAGAAGAATTACCCTCAATAAGAAAAGACTTATGTGTACGTTAAAGTTTTGGCCCGAGTTAACACTTGAAGAAGTCAACAGACTTGGTGTAAAATTGGAAAAATAAAATGAAATATTGGAAACAAGTAGACATAGGTGATTTCACCAAATGGACAGAAAAAGTAAATAGTTACTTCAACACAGTTTATCACACAAGGCCAAGACACGAGTTGTTAAAAAATAACACATTTTGGAATCCAGTTTCACCAGAAGATATTGATTTATATTTTCCTGAGTTAGTTGAAAGCACAGCTCAATTTGGAGAAATCAATGAGGTGTCAATCCTATTGTTGTCGTGGGATTCCAGTACATTACACATAGATCATACGATAGGAAAAAACCAAGACAAGATGGCTAGATTAAACATTCCTATATTAAATTGTGAAGGTTCTCATACTGCTTTCTTTGAATTGTCTCCTGAAGTCTTTAACACACACCAATCAACACAAGGTGGCAGTAAATTTTGGTCTTCCGAATTGAGAAACGCACTAACACCAGTTACGTCCGTAGAACTAATACAACCCACAATTCTCAGGACATCAACTCCACATACAGTTTTTTGTAAAACCAATAAATTTCCTAGAATATCCTTGACAGTCTCTTTTAAAGATGATATAGTAAGATTCCTAGATGAATGATTTAAATTATGTTTAATTATTGCCCACCTAAAGTCCTTGCCGACTTAAAATCGCAGACTTTTCCTGATGGCAGAAGATACTACACAACACCAGACGGTGTAAAACTTCCATCTGTTACAACCGTTATTGGTGCAAAAGGTAAACAGGCCATCATGGAGTGGCGTAAACGTGTTGGCAATGAAGAAGCCAATCGAGTATCGAAGAAAGCATCATCCAGAGGTACCAACGTACATACCTTGTGTGAACGTTATCTGAACAATGAACCGCTAGGGAAGATCATGCCTGATGCGTTGGAGTTGTTCCTACCACTAAAACCACACCTAAATCGCATCAACAACATTCATTACCAAGAATGTGCACTGTGGTCATTACAACTAGGCATGGCCGGACGTGTTGATTGTATTGCTGAATTTGATGGTGTCTTGTCTGTAATTGACTTCAAGACATCTAAGCGCATCAAGAAAAAGGAAGACATTGATTCCTACTTTGCACAATGTGTTGCATATGCTTGCATGTATGAAGAACTCATTGGACGTGGAATAGACCAAATAGTCATTATCATGGCTGTGGAGAACTCGGAACCTCTCGTTTTTATTGAAAAAACAGAGGATCACATAAATACCTTATTGGAATACATCACTTTCTATAAAGAAAATGGTTGACAAACTCTCCAAGAAAGGATATAATATGTCCATGAAATCGAAAATTTTAGGAATTGTTGTTCTTCTGATGGCAGGTTCTGCATCTGCACATTGGCACGGTGGTTGTTGCTACCGTTCTTATGGTGGATGGGTTGCACCAGCATTAATTGGTGGTGTTATCGGTTATGAATTGTCACGTCCCAATGTGATAGTTCAACCACCTGTAGTAGTACAACAACCACAGATCATTACTGACCCAAATATGGTTGTCATTAATGGTGTATTGTATCGTAAAGAACACACCTTGATAAATGGTGTGATGCAAGAGGTACTTATTAAGCAATGAAAGTCAAAAAGTTAGTTCAAAAATTAAACCGGGCCGAGTTACAACATAACTTGGAAAAGGCTAAAAAGTTTTGGATGAAGTTATTGAAGAAGTCGCTTAAAGGTAAGCACACCGAATCGGTGCGCTAATAATGATAGTAAACTTGGTATAAGAAAAGTGTTCTGGACGTGGGTTCGACTCCCACCAGGTCCACCAAAGTATATTAGAGTCCGTAAATACCCTTCAGTGGGCTCAAGGAACGGTTTAGAAGATGTTGCAATACATCACATAGTATACTTTAATGGGCCTGCATTGGTTTCGACAGGGTAAAGAGTAAGATATTCAGGCTATCCGTCAGAGTTGACGTAAACACTAAATCAAAATAAATGCAAACGATGAAAAGTTCCGCATTGCTGCCTAATTAAAGGTTGCTAGGGTTTGCTCGTAGGTTTTCCTAGTAACAGAATAAGCCTACTACTATGTTTAACTTAAAGGAGTTTTAATGAAAAAGATCGCAATCGCCACTTTGGCATTCGTAGCATTCGCAGCCTCAGCGGCTGATTTCGTGTCTATTGACGTAGACCAGGTTACAGATCGTGCTACCAAGCAAAAATCTGTTGCTGAATACGTCCGTGCAGGTAAAGAAATTGGTGGTATTCAATTCGGCCTACAGTCACGTACAGCACGTTATGCTGACAATTCTGGCATGTACAATAGCCTTGAATTGACAGCAGGTAAAGCTGTTGGAGCATTTACACCATTCGCTGGTGTAGGTTATGACAACGGTAAAAACGGCGCAGTTAATGGACAGTTTGAGTATGGGCTTGTTGGTGTTACCGCTGGTACACAAGTTGGTCCAGGTTTCTTGCTTGGTGGTGTAAAAACCCGTGTAAACTTCCATGCTGGTAATCCAAAGCAAACAGTTGAGTTCGCTTCTTATAGCGTTCCTGTTGCTTCTAAAGTTGCTTTGAATGTGGGTGTATCCCTTTCTCAGCAAACTATTCAGGAAAAAGCAATCGGTGCAGGTATCACTGTAGCTTTCTAAGCTGAATGAGTTTTTTGGTGGTTCTCTAAAAACCACCATATTTTTTAGGAAGATACATGAAAAGTAAACCAATACTTTTAACCATGGCATTCTCCGCTGTCGTTATATTCCTCTCAATGGTAAACGTAAACATTTACAATTTACCTTTCAAAGCGAGTTTCGATTCTCTCGATAAAGAGACACAAAAGCAAATCACTTGCCTCGCAGATAACATGTACTTTGAAGCCGCTACTGAGCCACTTGATGGCCAGAAAGCCGTTGCTTTCGTTACGATTAACAGGCTTCAAACTGGGAATTATGCAAACGACATATGTGGAGTGGTGACCCAAAAAACTGGTAAGACTTGCCAGTTCTCGTGGTACTGTGAGAAGAAGATTACCGATAGACGCTTGACAGTACGTGACACCTCGTTATATAATGAGATTCGGGAGTTAGCAGTTAATATGGTTATCAACTTTGAACATCTTGAAGATGTCACTGGTGGTGCAACGTATTACCATGCTGATTATGTTCATCCCGGTTGGAAACTAGAAAAGGTAGACAAAATTGGAAGACACATCTTTTACCGAAACAGCAAAGACGAAATTGACCGAAACAAAGGAATCATACAGTATGAATAAAGACTTTACTACAATTTGTGTTACTCTAATCATCACATTGTGTTCGATTGTGGCCGCATATACGATTTATAACATCAATGATCGTAACAATATGGCAAAAAACATTGAATCTGCTATTCAACGAGGTATTGATCCTATCTCGGTTAAATGTGCATATGAAACGAATGCTAATGCCGTGTGCATTGCATATTCAATGGGTAAAAAATAATGCCTACTAAAGATGAAATCCGTGAGTTCTCTTTGAAGATTGAGGAGATTGCCGATCTGTATAATGTTCATTGTATGGAAGCAATCGTCCAGTATTGTGAAGAATCGGGTATCGAGGTAGAAGTTGCCGCAACCTTGATTTCTTCACACCTCAAAGCACGTATCAAAGAAGAAGCTCAATCTGTTAATCTGATTAAAAAGTCGAGCCGGTTACCTATTGTATGATATAATATTCATCCGGTTTTCTTTTTAATTTGGAAGAAATATTGGACTTTGTACAATTCATAAATTCGGCCGCTGTTGTTACTGATTCAAATAATCCAAAAGGTGTCATTATTCTTTTTCTCTTTTTCGGTATAGGTTTGCCTTTTTTCGAATTTGATAAATTCTGTTTATGGTGTTCTGAAAAAATCATCCCTTTTCTACCGTTTGAAATATTAGTTTTATGTTCCGAACTTTTTGGTCCTAACATTTTTTTGATAGAGTTCTCCGTGTGTTTAAAACCTAAATTGAAACCTTTCATTCCCTTATTCCACGGAGATTTGTTATAGTGGATACTATTCATACCTGAAATTTTATTTAAGGTTTCTTGTGTATGTTTATAATTCTCTACACCATCACCTCCATCGGTTTTATTTCTTAATATTCCTGTGCCTATGTCAATTCTACCATACCATCTTATCATTCGGCGTTCCAAAGCTAGTGCTCCAACTTCAGTTAAATTGCATTCAACAATTATGACTCGTGATTTATCTTTTGGTGGCTTAATTTCTTTTTTAGATTTT